TCTTCTAAAAACCACCCATGTTCTTGCATGTTAGTTACCATTTCTTCTACAGGAAGCACTAAAGGTTCTTCCTGATGAGCAAATATGTATTGTATGATTGCTCCTACAGTGTCTTTACCTGAACCACTATATCCATTAATTCCTATGATCATAACAAGGTTTTTTAGTTATAGATGTAAAACATAACCATATATGTTTAATCCATCCAAAAATAGTATTTTTTCTTTGATACATAACAAAAATTAGGAAGTGGTCACAAAGTGCAACCACTCCCTGTTGGTTTTTGGGTTATAAAAAATTCACTCCATACGCAGATTCATTTAATTCTGCATTTATCTTATCTATATCAAAATCAGATCCTGCTGGACTCACTGGTTCTGGACTAACCACTTCATACACTTCTTCGTCTTCATCTTGATGAACTTGAGAAGTGATCAATTGACCAAACTCATTGATGAAAAAGTTATGAACCTTTTGATGGTCCTTTAAGTAAAGTCCTGGATGTGATTCTTTTAAAGCAAGAGTGATGTGATTGTATAAAGCCCATGCTGAATCATTACTACAGTTGTAGTTATGTGTGGGTGTATACATCTCTTTCTTTACAATGCTGGTTTGTGTAGGCGTAAGTATCTCTTCGTCAGCAAATAATCTTCCTACAATAGCAGCTTGGTCTTTTCTAGGAAGCATGATGTTTTTTAACATGTTCTTATCCTGTATAAGCTGATTGTAGTGTGTATAAGCATCTGCTATTTGATACTTGATTGTATTGACAGCATCTTGCAAAGCTGACTGTCCAATATGCTTACGTGAATAGTTAGCAATGTCGCCAGACACTACACCATTCATGCATATAAATACATGAGCTCCTACAGCACATTTAAACTTCATACTTTTGTTGTATGAATTACTCCATGCGAACATTAGTCCCATGTCTGGATCACTAGCTACATCTAAATGATATATACCCTGAGCCACTTGACCATCTTTATTGGTCTTATACAACTCTCTTGTGATTCTGAAACCTTGAGCATCTAACTCTTTACGAGCTTCGTCTATAACAAAGCCATGGGAAATAATCCCATATCTCCCTCCATGATTTGGGAGAGCTGCATTTCTAATAATGTCTTCTGTAACAAATTGTGTGTTTGCACCCATAATGTTTGGTTTTTTAAAATAATGATAATTGTGAATACCCCATTGGTCTAACTTTTTGTATTTGAGTAATTTCTCTATAGATACTCTCAATATAATAAGCCATATTAATGTTATACTCTTCGAATTTTTTATTGTTTGCAGTGAGTTTATTCACTGTAGTTTGTAACCATTGTCCTGCCTCCACTTGTATTTCTCTACCATCACTATGGCATTTTACAAGTTTACTACCATCATTGCAAATATAATATCTAATAATCTTTTGTAGTTTATTATTTACAATATTTCCATTAATAATTTGTCTTTCTTCAAAGTGCCAAGCTCCTTTAGCTTTTACACCACCACAATAGTCAAAGATGTTTTGGTTCTGAGCTAAGAAATCTTCAGGCATAATACCATGTACAAAATAAGCATATATAGCCTTAGGAATAATCAAGAAACTTTTATTCTTATGGAACATAGCCACTTTCTTTTTCTCTAAGTCTTCCCACTCAAATCTACCTTTACATTTAACTTTTCCATTCTTGTAAATAGCCATGTAATTGTTTACATCACCTATTACCATCTTAGAATATTCATCATGTTCAAGAGCTAACTGAGTTAGATTCTGCCATTGCTCACACACTTTCATATACACACCTATCTTATCGTTAGGAATCATCATCTCCAAACCATCTGTATTTTGCATAAGAGGTTTAGCTTCTGGTATATTATCACACAACATCTCATAGAGCATTGATAGAAGCAATTGACCATTGATAGTAATTTGCATAGTCATCTTAGGATCGTATAGAAAACTATTCTCATCACCTGTCAAACCATATGTACTGTTAAGAATAATCTTAAACACATAGTTCTTAGGATCTGATTTAGGTATCTTAACTCTTTCATCAAAGAACCACTCATACTGCTCACAGAATTCTTTCTGAGGAATATGAGCTGGATGAAATTTATTTTTGATAGCAAGATTGGGATAGAAACTAACAACGTCAGACGTCATTATAGTCCATCCTGGAGGAGCTTCATACAATCCTGAATCTATTGCACCATGTATACCACCTAGTCCATAATCTGTCTTAACGCCTTTATAATTCACAGTGTATTTAAATCCATCTTTTGTAGATGAAATTACTTTAGTGCGAAAATAATCAAGCATTTTATTAAACTCTGGACTATTAAATTGTACATAAGGAAGTATACATTCACTTAAGCTAATAGTAGGTCTTCTTGTACGAAGGGTTTTAATCTCAGATTTATTCCATTTTAACTTCTTACTTAAGAAATGAAGGAATAATTCTTTAGAGATACGAGGCTCAGACGCAGAATATAAATCTATTCCATACTCTTTAGTAAGCGTTTGTCTAAGTGTTATTTGTTCTTTAGAATGCTCTAATATCTGTTTAGTAGATCTAACATCATTAATACAATACTGAATCACTTCATTTAAAGTGGTAGCATCTGTCACAGGTTGGTTATGTTTGTGAGGCATCTCTTCTACATTCTCCCAGTCCATGGAATACTGTATCCACTTTAAACTAGACATCTTTGCTTTGTTATCCCAGTGATTAAGCTTAAACAAATCTATTTGACGTATTTTAAGTTTATTAGGAGGATACAATGCAAACTCACCTTTATCAGATCTGTTTATTGTCTCTTGTGCAAATTTATAAATAGCTTCAGCAATAGTTTTACCATCATGAACAGCTAATTTATTTTTTACACCAAGAATGTATTGAGATATTTGAGCGTCAAAGTTTAGTCCATTATAAGAGATGTGCCATTGATTTTCTGTCACACATCTTTGAAGAAATGTGACAAACTTTGGAAAGTCATTTTGCTGTTCGCAAATAACGAACACATGTCTTTCGTCTGTTTTATAATGTTCGAATACTGCTATGAAACAATTACATATGGTTTCATAGTCCATCACCCAGTGTTTTACTTCTTCTGTCATTTATATAATATTCAGTTAAGCTGTTTCCCCTTAAATTAAAAAGATAAAAAAAGGAAGTGCTAGAAAGCACCTCCTTGAATTATAGTATGAATAACAATTAAACTACAGAAGTAATAATACTATTCTGTGCAGGTCCTTCTTTAGGAATTACTAAATCAAGATACTGCATGTAATCAAATTCAGCAGCATTTGCTGCGAACATTGAAATGAAATTAACAACCTCTTGTCTTTCTGTAATATAATATTCATAGAAAGTTACAAGAGCTTTGCGTTCTTCAGCATAGTCTTTTCCATCTTCTTTCTTACCTATTTTAAGACGCATAACATCTCCTATGTCAGTAAGCTTAGGAATCATGTGAAAAGATTCTTTACTTTCTTTGCCAATAATGGCTAGCACTTTTGATTGAACATCAAAGATACATTCATTGAATGGACAATCTTTGTCAATAGGGATCAACTTGAAAGTTTTAGCTGGTCCCCAGCTTGATGTAATTAATAACATGTTACTCATACTTTTGGTTTTTTGTAAAGTTAAACTGATTTTTTTAAATTTTCCAAATATTCTACAGGAATTTTTAAAGTTTCTTTTTCTATATCACACGCATTACATAATTCTCCTATAGATTTAAGATGTTCAACATCTATATCTAACAGTTCACTATACACATGGTAATAATCTTTAGGATTTATGTAACTATTCATATAGTCATATTCAGAACTACTTTCACCATAATAGGTTTTAATAGCTCTTTTGAGAACTGTCGATAGTTTAGAATATTTACCTAAAATAAAATTAAACCAGTCGTTCACATATATCTCATAATCAAACACATATATACTATAGTCATCCATTACTATCTTTTCAGAGAATAATGGATTTTCTAATAACATTTTAGTTTCAAAGTATTTAAATGCTTCTGTATCCTTATTTTCAAAAGTGCAAATAAATTTAACATCCTCAGGTTCTATCAAACCTTTTATAGCTAGATAGGTACCTGTAGGTTTAAACTTATCATTCTTTTTTATACCCAGTGCAGGGTATAGAAAAGATTTAGACTTTTGAAAATATTTACTGTAAATGCGTTTAATCATGGTCTCTAAGTTTAGAGAGTTACTTTTCCTGTAGCAAATTCATAAGGTAGATCATAACTCTTGTTTATATAATGCCAATTAGCTTTCTCTAAAGTGTTAGTTAGTCTGTCAAACCAACTATTTAAAGTGTTATCGCTAACTGGGAAAGCATACACTTGATAAGATTTATCTATCACTACAAAGTGAAACTTAAGTTGATATCCCTCATCAATTAAATGTATGAATTTTATTGCAATAATCGTAGAATAAATTGCAGCTTGCATCCAATAATTATAAAACTCTATTGACTCAGGAAAATCTTTAAGTTCTTTACTTGTAGTTTTAATATCATTGATATAAATAATCTTATCATCATGATCAACAACTATATTATCGATGATGCCTTTAAGACCAAATGGTTTATCATTTATTTCTATATCAACTGGAATCTCATTAAACACTTCTTTGTTACTAAACTCATTAAGGTTACATCCTATAAGGTTACACACTTGAGAGTTTAACTTAATTAAATCTACACCTGTCTTACAAAAATCATAAGATGCTTGATCTATAAGAGTTTTATTTCCTTTACTTCTAAGAAAGTTCCAATAGCTTACACCTTCTGGTACAAGAATTTTATCTAGTCTTTGTACATCAGTCTTTAAGCTTTGATGAAGATCCATATCTTTAAGAATATCTAGTATAGCATTAGTAAATTCTACAAGATTAGTTCTTTCATCTCCATTATTAGCAAGCTCTACATGATGTGCATATAGTCTATCTATAACTGTACGTGTATTACCTGTAGGTAGAGCATCAGGACTTACTATAAACTGCTCATCAAACTTTTCTGGTTCCAGTAGAAGGCAATGTATTATTTTACCATTTACTAAATAAGATTCTGTCTTCTCTTCTCTATTACCAAGTACATATAGTTGATAAAAAGCTTGTGGATTCCACATAAGCTTATTAAGACTACTATAAGAAAACTTAAATGGTTTAGCATAAAAGTCATTCTCCATTATTTCTATAGACTGATTCATTAATTCTTCTAACTCCATATTCCCAATTGTTTTAATAGTAATGTGATTCTTGTTTTAGTTTGTCTGTCTTCTGTGTATGCTTCTTCATACTCTAAGAATTCTATAAGCTTGTGAGCATTTATTTTGTCATGATTAACTTCATTAGTTAATTTGTCCTGACTTTTTAATTCATTATTTTCCATATAAGTGTCTTATTTGTTTACCTAATTCTCCATCATTAGGATAACTTTTAATAAAAGTTTGAAATGCTGAAGCTATTTGATCAGCAGGATCATGTTTACTTTCTAATACATCTGCTATACGTTTTAATTGTTTAGCAATTTCTGGAAGAGTGTATTCTATAAGTTTTACACCCATATGAGTCTCATGTAGTTCTGGCATTCTTTTTTGTTTTTATTGGTAAATTATTATTAAAAGTGTATCCTGAATTAACAAAATGTCTTCTGAGTTTGATAGTTAAATATCTACTATTTGATAACACATTATTTAAAGGAAGATTGAGCTTGTCAGCTATATCAATAAAAGCAAGACCATTCATTCTAAGAACTAATATTTTTTTCTGAAGTTCTGTTAGAAATTGAAAACCCTCACTCATAATGTTTAAGTCTTCTTCCAGAGAATTATTTTCAGTTTTATATTCATCACTTAAATATAAAAAGTCATCAGTTAAATCTTCTTTAATAGTTCTAGAACCAGTGGCTTTTCTATGTCTATCAATGCAATAGTTTTTAGCAACAATACGTAACCAAGCTGAAAAACTACCATCTATAAACTTATCAATCTTTGTAGCAACAAGTGTCCATATTTCTTGATTGTAATCTTTAGCTAATTGCACTTCTTTAGTAGATTCTCGTATAATAGAAAGTACAGTCTTTTTATACCTCTTATAAAGTGTAGTAAAAGCTTGTTCGTTTCCTTTCTTATATGCTTCAATCAGTTCTAAATCAGATGTCATTTTGTTTTTTCAGATTGTGTTTTTTTATTATGGCAGTCACTACATAAGCATTGTAGATTGTCTATCTCACAGAATAGTCTCTCTACAAAGCCTGGGAGGTCATTGGCACACCTTAAAGTACCAGCAGGTACAATGTGGTCTACATTAATTTCCTTGTCAGGAAACCACTTTAAACACACTGCACACTGATACTCAAACTTCTGTCTCTTTAGTGGGCCCTTATAAGATCTTTTAGCTTTTGCTTTAGCTTCACCTATAGGTTTCCACCACCTAGACTTTTGTCTAAGTGCACTTCTTATAAAACTCCAAAAAGCAGCGTCTGTCATAGTGCCTGCATTCTTAGTTTTTGGTGCTGCACCCTTTCTGGGTTTAGCTATTTTCTTCTTCATTGTTTAATTTTTTAGCTAAGATAGGAACTAATTTAATTCTAACCTCTTTAGCTCCTGAATCTTTAATTGAATCAGATACATCCTTACTCATAGGAAGCACTGTAATTTCTATAAAAGGATACTTCTCCTTATACTTTTGCATAGCCTCTATACCAGCTTGATCAAAATCAAACATTACAATAATCTTTTCATACTTTTTTTTAAGTTCATCCATTACAGATTGCTTAATCATAGTGTTCTCACTATCAGGAGCTATAACATCTACATCAAGTTTGAGAGACTTAATAGACATTACATCTTTAAGACTAGATGTAATTACTAAGTGCTTACGATTTTGTAATTGTTCCCAGCCTTGGACATAACTTTCAGCTTTAATAAACTTTTTGTCAAGAGTCTTTGGTTGGTATATTTTATACAACGTACCATCTTCTTTGAAATAACCATATAGATAAAGTCCTTTGATACAAAGTTCATTACCATCTTTGGTCATACAATAACTTTCTAGTGGTCTCACATTGTGAGCCTCAAGTAGTTTAGATCCAATATTAAACTGTGTCCAGAAATATTGATCTTGGGTACTCCACTTCCTAACTATATGACTAGTCACTTTATACTTAGAAGCTCTTTGAAACTTTTCTATGTCGTATCCTCCATTGTTATGAAGAACATAATCATTATATGTTTCTATAATAAGCTGACAAGTTTTGTGAAATGGAAGGTGTGTTATTTCTTTTACTAAATCTACAGCTGAACCACCTTTACCTGTAGAGAAGTCTTTATACCTGTAAACATTATACTGATTGATATAAATACACATGCTAGGTGTACGTTCACCAGGATTAAATATAGATTTAAACTTTACATCTTGTCCAGTTAGTTTTTCTTTAAGCACACAGAAGTGTTCAAATATCCATGTATCAGGTACATCTTTTATATCGTGTACTAAATCTTTTGTGTTGAACATAAATTAAAATTTTATACAAAAATAAGGAGGAGTGTAGAAACACCCCTCCATCTGAAAAAAAATAAAAAAAACAAAAAGACTAAATATTGAAATCATCATTTGCTGGCTCAAACTTATCTACAGCACTATTCTGTAAAGGTTTGTAATGCCAAACATTAGTTTTATCAAAAGTATCTAATTTACTTTCAACTGCGTTACAAAACTTGTATTTAGGAAAAGAAAGTTTAATAATGGTTTTACCATTGTATTCTTCTTCTGTACCTTTAAGAAAGAAAAATATGTCGTTTCCTTTCATAAGTTCAATAGCATGATTAGCCCAGTCTTCAATAGACTTAATCTCATGCTGTGTAGAAATGTTATCTAGAGCTGATCTCAATCCTAATTCTTTACCAATAACAAATAACTTGTTTAAGATCTCATTTTTATTGACATCATTGGTATTAAATTGATCAGTCCAGATAGTTGCCATCACTCTAGCTGATTGACCTTTAAACTTAGGTCCTTCTGGATCATCTTTATCGATAGACCAACCTTCAAAATCTGCAATAGCTGGACCTTCTAAAGTCAATTCTAATGCTTTCTTGTCGCCTTTGTTAGAGGTTCTTACTTGACCACTAACAATGTGTGCTTTAACCACACCTGGTTGGAGAGATTTAGATGCTCCACCACCTTTTACTTCTTGTCCTTTTGTACTGAACATGTTTTTTAATTTAATTGTTAACGAATATACTAATTTTCAAAATCTATTATTGCTTTTTTTACCAAAGCTAAGTCATTTTCTATTTCTAAAGTAGAAAACATTCCTCTAGGAGACTTGCATGTATTTTCACCATTGTTAGCAGTTTCGAATACATATCTAATCACTCCTTCTTTATTCTTCTTCACTTTACCAAATAGTACAATAGAAAATAAACCTTCTAGTGTAAGCTTTTCATCAACCATTTTGCCAATAGTCTTTGCTTTGAACTTACGTTTACCTTCCATATCTGTACCTTCTTCAGTATGTGTAAGAAAGAATACAAATAAATCTTCTCTTAATGCAATAGGCATTCTAGCTATTCTAGCTAAGTGCCCACCAATCTGAGTAAATTTCTCATAACCTTTTTCATCAGCTCTGTCAAAGAATTCAAATGAAGACATGTACTGAAAATCATCAACAATAATGTTTTTGATTTCAGGACGTTTTTCATTTACATACTTGATAGCAGCTTCGATGTTTTGAGCACCTGCTTTGTCATACATATTACCTGCAGGATTGTCCTTGCTCCATAATGTGTACTTCTTTTTCCATCCTTTGAATGGAAGAGGTTTGTTTGCAACATTAATAATAAATGTTTCTTTTGGATCTAGTTTTTCTATACTAGTGGATTTACCAGATCCTGATTCTGCGATGACTAAGATACCTTGTCCCATATGCTTATTTTGATTTTACGATTTCGTTTAACCATGCTTTGTTACTGATAGGTCTGCCTGTATGAATTGTTATATAATCTCTTATAGTCATTTCACTATAAGGAGCATCTTCTAACTTTGGTACAACAACAGGTTGTGGTTCAGCACTAAAAGGTAATGGTGGTTTTGGTGGTGTATATTTTTCTTCTTTTATACTTCTATCACTTTCTACAATAACAGACGCTTTACTAATAGCAGCAGATTGTCTATTCATTTTCTTTAGTTGTTCCAATGGAACTAAGAACTTACTTCTTTCATCCATTTCAAATTCGTCCATATAGAACTCATTATAAGGAACTCTATAAATAGTTCTTTCACTATCAACAGGATCTAAATCACTGGTGATAAGCTCAAAGTAAAAACCTTTAGGTCTTTTAAATTCATTATCAAATAAACCTACAACAGTAACACCATTTCTTTTAAAAGGATATTTCATGTTGAAGTCTTTTTCAATAAGCCCAAGATCATCCATGAAATCTCTATTGAAGTCATGCATTTCTTTAAGCTTTATTTTTCTATAGACAGTTTTTTCATTTTCTGACATTTCATCCATTAAATTTGCCATAATTTTTAATTTTTAAAGTTCATTACCTATATCAGCTTGTGGTCTCCTATTATTTCTAGGAGTGTAACCTGGCTGAATATTAAATCCTGGAGATATTGTTTCTACTATTTTTTGTTCTGCAAATAAACCCTTCATGAATATGATTTTTTCAGTGTTAGAACCATTTCTAACTTTAAGCATATGTGCAAAGATTCCATCTTCTGTAACAACATAACTCTTAGGGCCATAAGCAGAGATATCAAATGTGTATGGTCTTGATAAAGCCATAACAATATCACTACCCTGCATCAATGCGTCACCACCAAATATATCATTACTGGTAGGATAGTTTTGAATAGATCCTGGAGTTTTTCTTAAAGGATCTTCTATGTTTCTATTAAGCTGTGTAAGCATAATGATAATAATAGGAAGATCTTGCTTAAGCTGTATTAAAGAATCTGCAGTGTTGTAAAGTGTTTGTAACTTTTCTCTCTCTGTGCTGTCTTTCTTAATAAGCCAGCTATGATCAATAGTTACAATAAGTGGTTTGCCACCTAACTTGTTATACCAAAGATGTACAGCTTTTTCTAATTCAGTGGCAGTGATAGATTTATTTATCTGACCACGAAATACACCCAACTCATGTAATCTTTTACAATCTTGACCATAGGTTTGTATTCTTTGAAAGTTAAAGTCATCTAATTGATCTCTGGTAGATAACACTTTGTTATAATCCAATCCTGTAGCAGCAACAATTTCTCTCTGACCATACTGTTCATTAGTCATCTCAAACTGAAATTCTAAGATGTTAAAATCTTGTGTTGGATTAAGAGCTTTGCAATCTCTAAGAAGATTACTTACAAACATAGTTTTACCTGCACCAGGTCTTGCACCAATTGTAACTAAAGATCCCCATTCTATACCACCTGCAGTTGCATTGTTGATAGTGTCCCAAGGAGTGACAAAAGATTTGATTCTGCCCTTGCGTCTATCATCTATATTTTTTATACTTTTTTGTATCACTTCCCAATGATACTTAAACCCATAGGGCCTTTCAGAGGATTCACTCATTACGATAGGTTTAATTTTTGAATAGTAAATTTAAAGATTTTTAGCGATACTGCCAAAATAATTTCTATAATAAAATAAGTAGTAAATGTTAATGGTGTTACAAACTTATTGATGATAAACCAGTTTGCTAAACTAAAAACAAATGATAGTAGCAAATGGTGAATTGTTTTCTCAGTTATTGTCATTTTTGTTTATTTTTTTCTTTTATCACCTCTTTTGCAAGTTCACAATAATCTGCTAACTTAGATATGCTTTCTTTGCTCATAGTGTCTTTTTTAATAAAATTAGAACTATTGGTCATATATTCATTATTAACTTTCCCACGCTCATACTTATAATAGTTTGCTGCTTCTAATACATCATCCCAATTATACTCAGGATGATTTTTAAAGAACCATACAAATTTTTGTTTTAGTTCTCTAAGTGATTGTCTACCAGGGCCTGATGGTAATTTCTTTGGAAAATACATTTTGTATTCATTAATTCTATCTATAAAATCATCACCTAGCACTGTAGTAGTTACAACTTTCTTAGCTTTAACTAACAACATCTCAAATTCATCTAATATGCTCATAGCTTTATGAGTGAGCACTCCCTTGTCGTTAATGAGACCTTTCATCTCACATATGTTTTTCTCAGCAGATTGATTAATCAAAGTCTTTGAAGGTTGGATCTTCTCCCTGCAACAATCTAAAAAGTAAATTTGATTTGGGCTTATCTGGTGCTTGATCAGTGTTGTCCAAAGTTGATGGCTCATAGTCTTTTTTTATTTGGTTAATAATTGAATAATATTTATCTCTAAATAATGGATCTGTTTCATACAAGTTTCTAAATGTTCTTATACCATGTAACACTGTAGTATGATCTCTACCACCTAAATGGTCACCTAATGGTTTAAGATTGTATCTCATAGATCTACCTATAAAGAAAAATATACATCTGAGTTCTACAATAGTTCTCATCCTGTCTTTTGCACCCAATCTTACTATTTTATTGTATTTTTTAGGTAGATGTGGTTCAAAAAACTTTTCTAGTTCTGAAAGTGTCAATACAGTAATACCATCATCTGTGATTCTATGTTTAGTAACCACTGTAGGATGATATCCCACTTTTTCATAAAACCTATTCACAAAATCTGTAATAAGGTCGTATTCCACCTTTTTTTTATACTCTGCTGGATTCATAAATTTTTAGGTTGTTTGTGTAAATAATTGTATATTATATTGTAGAGAAAGGGCATCAAATTTATGACCTTTTCTTTAATTATTTATATTTTTTGTAAACTTTTTTAATCTTTTTTGGAAATGAGTGCAAACCCCACCCCAAAAAACAATGTTGGAAATGCTATAAAGCTGTATATATTTCCAGTGTTGGTAACAATACTAGCCACTCTTATATGGAGAGATGTCTCTGAGTTAAGAAGTGATGTTAAGGCACTTTTAGCTCAGTCTAGTATAGATAAAACTAAGATAGAAAATCTTGAAAAAGATGTGAAAGCATTAGAACAAGCTGTCTTTAACAAAAGAATGGTTGCTACAACAGATTTTATTGTAAATCATGATAGATTTTTTAAACATGAAGATATTTTTGATATAACTAAATACATACCTAAATTTTAATAAAGATGCCTTTATCAACAGATATATTTGGAAGATTAAGCTGGCTTACAACTAGAGTGAAAAGACTTTGTTGTGCTGTAGATAAAAATACACAAGCTATTGCTGCAGCATCTGTAGCTAATCCTTGTTATTTAGAAATAACTATTCTACCTGGAGGAGCATTTCCATATAATACTTTAGCAGGTTATAATGCTAATACTATTTGGTCTACTCCTTTTACTGGTTTAGTTACTTTAGGAGATAGTCAAAGACTTTATGGAGGTAGTGGTGTTAATTTTGTTAATATATTTCAAAACAATGGTGATGTAACTTCTATAAATGATGGATGTGGTGTAGTAACAGGATTGCAAAATAATTCTTTTGATAATGCTAGCGTTTTATCTTATATTAATTTACCATCTGTTGTATCGATACCTACACAAGCTTTTTTTTTAAGTGCTTTAACTTATTTTAATTTACCATTAGTAAGTTTTGTAGGAGATGGTGCATTTGAAAATTGTTTATCTTTACAATCTATAAATTTTCCTTCACTAACAATAGCTGGTAACGGATCTTTTAGAAATTGTACTTCTGTTACATCAATTAATCTTCCTTTATTAACAACTGTAGATCAAGGTTGCTTTACAAATGTTAGTAGTTTTGCTGGACTATTAAATTTACCAGAATTATTAAGTGCTCCTCAGTTTTCTTTTAATCAAATGACTAATTGTATTGGATATAATTTTCCAAAAGCTGTAACTACAGGAGCTAATTGTTTTTATGATAGTTGTCTTGCTGCAACAGGAACTGTTACTTTTAATTTAAGATCTTGTATAGACTTAGGTGGAACAGTGGGTAATGATCAAATATGGGATACATTATCTGGTAAAGTAGTAGATCTTACAATTCCTTCAATATTAATGACTTGTAATTCAGGTAATCCAGATGGAGATATATTACAGCTTATAAGTCCAGGACAAGGTAACACAGTGAATATAATAACAGTATAATAATGGTAGCTAAAAAGAAAAATAGAAAACCTGTTAAACATAAAACTACATTTAGTATGAAGTCTTATTGGGCACCTACGCCTAATAAAATGAGGAAGATTGGGGATAGTTTGCTTGGGATATTTTCTATTACATCTATGTCTAGTATGATAATGGACAATAAAACTTTGGCTATTACATCTCTTATTATAGGTGTGGTGGGTAAGGTGTTAAGTAATTTCTTTACAGAAGAACCAGTATATATTCAAGAAGGAGAACAACAATCTGATTAATATGGAAGAACAAAAACATGAGGAAATATACTTTCCTAAACATAAACCTAAGATTAATAACGCAAGCCTATTTGGTATAATAGGTATTATTGTTGTTATAATCTTAGTTGTGCTTGCTGTAAAAGATAAAAATGTTAAACCAGTTAGCCCTAAAGATGAGTTTATACAGAATGTTATTGATTCAGCAGCTAAAGATAATGTAGATTTACAAGCTAAACAATCTACATTGGATAGCATAGCTCATTCTATAGATGATAAACTTAACATTTTAGATGATAAACTTAATAAAGTGAAAAACAAAGAAACTATTATACGTGAATATTATCACGATAGAATAAGTAAACCTGGAAGTTACACCCCACAACAAGTGGACTCATTTTTTAAAGACAGATATAACTATTAATATGAAAAAATTACTTACGCTTATTATTATACTTTTTAGTATAACTGCTTACGCTCAACCTAATCCAGATCCTAACACTGTTTGTATGCCTACATCTGTAGCTAAAAAGATAGCTGAAGATCTTCTTATAGGAGATTCTGCTAAAGCTAGTTTATATGTTACTATAGAGCAGCTAGGTATCACTAGAGATAAATTGTCTTTTAAAGACAGTCTTATTGTTATAGGAAAGATTAAAGAGCTTAATTACAATGAGATGATTAAGAACGAACAGATTCAAAAGAAAGCTTACATAGCTTTGTTTGAAGAATCTAAGAAGCAATACGCTGATCTTTCTAGTCAATATAGAAAATACAAAGTGAAGAAAACAATTACAGATTTCTTGTTTACAGGTGGTATTATTGCTGTAACAGGAGCATTTATATATAGATATACTAAATAAAACTTAAAATAATGGCAATTAGAAAATTTAAACCACAAAGTCCAGATCCATCTATTAACAAAATAAAAGGTGACACTGAGTTTGCAAGACTTGGTCATCTTAACAGATTAGTAGATGATATTAATAACACTAACATAGTAGGACCTGCTGGTCCACAAGGTGTACAAGGTCCAATTGGTCCTCAAGGTGTTCCAGGTCCTGTAGGTCCTGCTGGTCTTAACTGGCAAGGTTCTTGGGCTTCAGGTACTTCTTATGTAGCAGATGATGCTGTAGGATATGGTGGAGCTTCTTACTTCTGTATATTAGCTACTTCTGGTACAACCACTCCTAATTTAGACACAACACATTGGGCTTTGTTAGCTTCTCAAGGAGCAACTGGTGCCACTGGAGCTACAGGTGCACAAGGTCCAACAGGTGCTCAAGGACCAGCTGGTGTTAATGGATGGTTAATATCAGGTAATACTGGAAGCACTCCAGGAACAGATTTTATAGGTACAACTGATAACAAAGACTTTGTTATAAAAACAGACAATGCAGAGCAATTAAGATTTAAAAGTACAGCAGGTAGTGGAAACATAGAAACACAATATGATATATATTCTAAAAATAATTTAGGTGGTTCTACTATAATAGCTCAATCTACAAATTCAAATGGATTTGCATCTCTTTCATGGGATAATACAAATAAAGGATATATTTCAATTGGAAATGGAGTTGTAAGAGGAAATATACAAGCATTAAATCTAACAACATCTGATAAAACATATCAACTTCCTGATGCAAGTGGAACATTAGCATTACAATCTTATAAAGTATATTCTGCCATTTTAAATGGTACAACACCTACAGCAACTGTTTTAGAAAATACATTAGGTGTTTCTTTAAATTGGACTAATCCATCAAATGGAGTTTTTAGAGCAACATCTGCTTCAGGAACTCCATTTATAGTAAATAAAACAACACTTATAGCAAGTAGTTATAATAATTCTGGTACACCATATTTTGTTACAGGTAAATCAAGTAATTTATTACCTACTACACAATTTGATATAAATATGTTTTTACATGATGGTACTCAAACAGGAACACCAAATGTAAGTAATATGTTTATAGAAATAAGAGTGTATAACTAAAATTAAACTATATGCTTACATCGTTACAATGTCAAAAGAAATATGGTAATCCAGAATTAACTTCTCATATGATTATGTGGGATGTTCCTACTAATTTAGAAGTTGGTGTAATTCCTAAAAGGCTTTATTGTAATCAAGATCTTGTACAACCATTATCTAAAGCTCTTCAAGCTCTTATTACAACAGGACATGTTAGTGAATTAAAAACATGGGATGGTTGTTTTAATATTCGTAAGAAAAGAGGACAATCTACAATGTCTTTACACTCTTGGGGAGTAGCTATAGATGTAAATGCAGCTTGGAATTGTTTTGGATGTAAACCACAACTTTCTGCAGGGTTTGTAAAATGTTTTACAGACAATGGTTTTGATTGGGGTGGTGTATGGTCTAAACCAGATGGTATGCACTTTCAACTTAAAAGTATATAAAATGACAAAGAATATTAATATATATGGGTGTGGTTGTGGTAAACCAAGACCTATTTCTAAACCTAAAAAATAAAATAACAATGAAAAAAAGAGCATTTGTAAGGTACTCTAAGCAAGGCAAAGTAGTACCTGGTAGTTTAATCCTAACAGCAGGAACTTTTCCTAAAGGATCATCTACATGGAGTGAAGTTCCAGCAGACTTGTGTTGTACAACTTCTGTTTTTCCACCTAATCCAGGAACGTACACAGCAACAGTTCAAACTCAATATGCTAATGCTAAACCAGCATTGAGATTTGCTGAAGCTGCTAAAGATTTTATTAAAACTAAAGGGTACAATTATAAAGATGTACTTCTTAGTACTGATGTGTGTTCTGATGATGTTAATGCTGTTGAGCATGTTGGTAATCTTGGACAAACTTCAGCAGAACAATCTGAATTTCTTGGACCATTCTTTGGTGCAGGGCTAGCTGGGTATCCTCACACTGGTGTATTAGGACTACAAGCTTGGGCTTCTCACATTACAGCTAATGGAGCATTATTCTTAGTTAATATGCCTCATATAGGTATATCACAATCTGGTAATGTAGGACGTATGTGGAGAAAAGGTAAAACTTTAGCTCAATCTTTAACAGACAATACATGTGGTGCTGTTGCTACAGCTGCTACATGGGTGATAGGTAGTGCAGTTGCTCCAGTGTATAATACAGGAGTGTTTGCTAACAATGATCAACATTATAAACTTTGTTCTATATTATTTGCTTTTAGAGCTACTATCTTAGCTTCTTATAACTTTGTAGCAACTCCTTCATTATATGGAGCTTCTATGAAATATTGTACAGAACAAATTAGAGTGGCGTCAGATACATTTCTTACAGGAGCATCTGGTATAATTGCAGCTAATGTTGGAACTAACGTAGATGTATTCTATTGCAGTGGTACATTTATTAATGTAGACTATGGATATAATGCATATGTAAAAGTTACATCATTTAAAAAGTATAATTCTGTAACAGGATGGACTGATTTAACAACAGCATTTTTAAATAGTTTATAAACAATGGCTAAATCATCAGGAGAAACTAGAAAACTTACATTTGGTAAAAGAAAGAAAGGATCTGCTAAGAAAGCATTTAATAAGCATAATGCTAGACCTAAGAAATACGTAGGACAAGGACGATGAAATATTTTATCAAGTATTTAATAGTATGGATAAGTCAAAACTTAGCTATACCATTTTGGATAGTTGGTCACATACACCTGAGTTTAAACATCTATGAAGATATGTATGAGTTAATAGCTTCTATAGGTATGAATATACTAGTGGCTATTGGATTTGTAATAAGTTATTTAGACAGCAAGAAAAGCTAACCCTCACATATAGTTATTAGTCATCCTGCTAATAACAAAATAAAAGGGCCCTACACTATATAGGGCCCTATTTTTATTTAACTATATTTCCCTCTTCATTCACTTTACTGATAGTCTTACCATCAAATACTACTACTTGACCTTTGTTAGAATATTGTTTAATAGTAGTATCATGAAAATAATTAAACCTAGCTCCTTCTACACCAATGAAAAATGCTTTTTCAGAATAGATAGAACAATCATCTTCTGCATCTGTAATAACTAATGCATTCACACCATTCTTATCTATACTTCTAACAGCAGCATCAATGGTTGTACCACCTCCACAATCAATCATAGAAATAGATATTACATCAGTTTTACCTTTCTTCACTCTATTGTCAAACATATAGAGC